TGTTGTTATTAGCGATAGCGGTATAAAGATAAACAATATTCACGAGTAAAGGAGGTTCTTATGAATGCGAAATGGATGTTGCAACCAGTCAGACGTTGCTGTAGGGGCTCCTAGCTCGCACGGGTAATGCCCGTCAAAGGATTATTATTATGTCAAGAATGTTATTAACAGAATTTTATCAACTATGTGAAGGTGGAACATGTCAAGATCTTCTAACGGAAGAAGAAAAGCGCTATGTCGCAAGTGGTGGGCTAATTCTTTCCGGAGTGATGCAGAGGGCAGAAGCTCAAAACGGAAATGGCAGAGTTTATCCTATGCCGATTTTAGAGAGAGAAGTTCAGAATTACAAAAAGCTTGTAAAGGAAAAAAGAGCCTTGGGAGAACTAGACCACCCAGAGTCTTCTATAGTAAATCTAGCTAATGCATCTCACATTGTCACAGACATATGGTTTGAAGGCAAGGATGTAATGGGAAAAATAAAGGTTTTAGAAACTCCTGCCGGCAAAACTCTTAGGGCATTAGTAGAAGGGGGATGCCAGATTGGAATTTCCTCTAGGGGCCTAGGCACTGTTGATGAAAATAGTGGCGCAGCCAGAGTCAATGACGACTTTCAGCTAATTTGCTTTGATATGGTTTCTGAGCCATCTACCACTGGTGCCTTTATGATGAAGGAAAGCAAAGAGCCTAATGTTTGGACAAAGGCTGATAAGATCAATAGACTTTTAAATGACATTGTAAAGGAATGAGATGAAAAAAAGTGAATTTAAAGAAATGATAAAGGAAAGCGTCAAGGAGGTTCTCATAGAAGAGGGTGTCCTGAAAACTGTCATTTCTGAAGTCGTTAAAGCGGTAGGAACAGTGCAGCAAGAAGAAACTTTAAATCCAACTGAGCAAACGTTTGTAAGGGAGGCTAATGAAGAAGCTTTGAAAAAACAACGACAAAAACTAATGGAAACAAAGAAAAAAATGCTTGATGCAATTGGTAATTCATCTTTTGGTGGTGTTGATGTTTTTGAAGGAACAAGCCCACTTAAAAAAGGTGGCACTGCCAATACACCTCCGTCACCTTCTTCAGCCCTTGAGGGTGTAGATCCAAGCGATGCAGGGGTAGATATATCAGGCTTTCTTGGCGGAGCGAACGCTTGGAAACAATTAATTAAGTAGGTTAATAATGAGAAAAAAAGCAAAACCAGTTCATGTAGAGGTCACGCCAAGAAAAAATGAATCGCCCGAAAGAATGATCAAGAGATTCATTAAAAAAGTAAAAAAAGAGGGCATTCAAGACGAATGGCGACAAAAATATATGTTTTTTGAAAAGCCAACAGATAGACGCCGAAGAAAGAAAAAAGAGCGAAATAGAGTAATAAAGCGTCTTCAAAGAGAACATGATGCTAAATATAAAGACTAGGAGAAAGTAAAATGTCAAATATTTATTCACCACGCGCAAGTGGTTTGGGAAATTCAGCAGCATATCAAGTAGCAGGAAAGCCTTATTTAACAGGCTCTGCAATTAAAAGCGAGTCTGGCGCGGTAGCGCCGCTGAGAAACGAATATGTTGTAGAGTTTCCAACAGTAGCGAGAAGAATTATTATACAAAATTTTTCACCTAGCACAGACATTATTGTGTATTTTAGTCCGAAAGGGGAAGCCCCTGCGACCCTTACTGGAAACCACTTTGCGCTAGTTCCTTGTCACACAGGATCGTTGGATTTGGATGTTAAATGCACAAAACTGTACATTACCGCCGGAAATCACGGCTCATTCACAAATCCAGCAAACAGCGATGCTGTCGTCGCGGGAGGGTTTCAAGTTCGCGCAGAATTAACTGGTATCCCTGCCTCTGACATGTATGAACTGTCAGGTTCTGGAATAAATGTGTCCACATATAGTGACGGCCAGCACTAAAATATTTTATCCTCATCCTTACAGGTGTTTACAAACAAAGAACATAAATTGTTCAAATTTGTAACACCAAATTCAATCCTCAAAACTATTTATATATGAGCACGATCTCGTGCCTCAAGCGCCTTCTGGCGCTTTTTCTTTAACTTTATCTGAAATTTAATCTATGGGAGGATTTAAATTATGGCTGTATCTCAATACGGTGCATCAGTCACACTTCAGAATAACTCTGGATCGGCTGCTGCCTCTGGAGCCCCAACCGGGAGCATTTTCTTGTTCGCTTCTGGTGCCGTTGGCTCTGCTAAACTTTTTATGAACAAGGAAGGTTCTACTGATGACTTTGAGCTTGGGTCCATCAAAGTCGCCGCTGATTCTGGTGGTACTGAAACTATTTCTGCTGGGGATCCTTTGACTATCGCTGGTGGAACTGGACTCGACACCACTATTTCTAGTGGAACAGTTACTTTCTCTATGGACCTCAACGAATTGTCTGATGCTGATGTTGACGTTGCTGCTGACAGCATCGCAATCATCGACGGAACTGACGATGGATCAAAGAAAGAAAGCATCGCTCACCTTGCAACTGCAATGGCTGGTGTTGGTATCGCTGCTTCTTCTGGACAATTTGTTTTGGACATCTCTGAGCTGTCTGATGTTCAGGTTGCATCCGGAGATAAATTCTTGATGCTTGACTCTGATGACTCTACAGAGCAATTGGAAAGCGTTGACGATCTCGCTACCTTCATGGCCGGCGACGGACTTGCTGCTTCCTCTGGTGTTCTCGCTGTTCAAGTCGGAACAAACAAGGGTCTTGCACTCACAAGTGACAAGCTCGAAATCACTGGATCTGCTGTTGCTGACGGAACAATTGCCGTTGGAACTGATACATTTATGTTCTTCGATGCAGACGGATCTGTAAAAGAAGAAAGCATTGCTGACCTTTCCACAGCTCAGGCAGGTGCTGGTCTTGCTGCTACTTCTGGTGTTCTTGCAGTAGTAAACGCTACTAATGGTGGTGTGACAGTAAACGCTAACGATATCGCTGTTAATCTCGATGACCTTGCTGCTGCTGCTGTTGACGTTGCTGCTGACAGCATCGCAATCATCGACGGAACTGACGATGGATCAAAGAAAGAAAGCATCGCTGACCTTGCAACTGCAATGGCTGGTGACGGTCTTGCTGCCTCTTCTGGTGTTTTCGCAGTTCAAGTTGGATCCAACAAGGGTCTTGCTCTTACAAGCGATGCGCTTGAAATCACTGGATCTGCTGTTACTGCTGCTGATATCGCAGTTGGAACTGACACATTCATGTTCTTCGATGCAGATGGATCTGTAAAAGAAGAAAGCATTGCTGACCTTGCAACTGCTCAAGCAGGTGCTGGTATCGCTGCCTCTTCTGGACAGTTTGTCTTGGACATCTCTGAGTTAGCCGATGTTCAGGTTGCATCCGGTGACAAGTTCTTGATGCTTGATTCTGATGACTCTACAGAGCAACTAGAAAGTGTTGATGATCTCGCTACCTTTATGGCAGGTGACGGTCTCGCTGCTTCTTCTGGTGTTCTCGCAGTTCAAGTTGGAACGAACAAAGGTCTTGCTCTTACATCTGACAAGCTTGAAATTACAGGATCTGCTGTTGCTGATGGAACAATCGCTGTCGGAACTGACACATTCATGTTCTTCGACGCAGACGGATCTGTAAAGGAAGAGAGCATTGTTGATCTTGTTGCCGGCATTATTGTCGATGATAGCGGTCTTGATGCATCATCTGGTCAACTTTCTGTTGATGTCTCTGACTTCTTAGCGAATGGTGCAAACAACAGACTTGTTACTGCAACTGGAACTGACGCCATGAACAGTGAAGCTAACTTGACTTTCGATGGTTCTACACTTACAGTTGCTGGTGCAATTTCAGGATCCGGTAACGTGACTATTGGGCCGGGAAGACTTGAGCTTCTTTCTAGTCCATTATTCTTGAAAGAAGGCTCTGCTCTTTCTGGTATTGCAAATAGCTCTGGACAGGCTGTCTTCGGAATTTCTTCCGGACAAAACGGTGCATTCCAAGCACAGCTTAACGTAGCTAGTCATCTCACTATTGCTGATGGATATAGTTCTGGTGGAGCAACTATTCAAGCTGATGGATCCGGAAGCTTCGCAGGTGGCCTTGAAGTGGGTAACGCCAGCTCTGGCCTTGGTGGTCTTGTCTCATTCCATGGTGTTGCTACTGGGGAAAAAGCTCACTACGCTCCTGAAAGCAACATTTTCCAAGTAACTGGATCTGCCGCAAGCGGATTGCGAGTTAACATTGGTGGTGATGAAACCACTGAGTTTGCTGTTGATGTCGCTGACGGCTCCAATAACAACAACAAGATGAGAGCAGCCGCTTTCGTTACTTACTCGGACGAAAGTCTTAAGAAAGATGTTAGCTCTATGGCTAACACTGCTCTTGATACTATTATGTCCCTTGAGGGTGTTGAGTTCACTTGGAAGAATTCTGGTGAAAGAGACTTCGGTTTCATCGCTCAAGACGTTCAGAAGGTTGTCCCAAAAGCAGTTCACACTGCTCAAGACGGCGTTCAGGGAGTTGACTACTCAAGACTCACATCTATTCTTGTTGAGGCTGTAAAGTCCCAGCAAGTTCAGATCGAAGAATTGAAAGCACTCCTCAAGAAGTAATACTTTTTGATAACCGAGGGCAGGGATCTACGGGTCTCTGCCCTCACCTTTTTATCATGAAAATAAAAACAAGAAATGATATTATTAAATATTTAGAGGAGCACGATCCAAGCTATCGTGTTGAGGATAATATTATTTTTGCCCCCAAGGCCTTTCTTATTAACACTGTTATCCAATGGTGCTACCATCAAATAAATACAAACAGAATGCAGCCAAATGAAATGGAATTTTATCTAATGTCTATAGAGGGTTTCTTGCAAGACAACAATAATATACATTGGGATGAAGATGATAACTTAGTAATTTCATGAACTAAGTTGTTATTTTTTGGTATTTTTGCATTTTTTACAACTATTTACTACGACGCAAAATGTCTATTTGCGACCAAATATTAGGAGATTGTACAAATGTCATCAATGTTAGATCAGGCAATTATCGATGCAACAGCTTTAAGAGAAGCTGCTATTAAGAGTGCAGAGTCAACAATTATTGAAAAATATTCAAAAGAAATCAAAGAAGCTGTTGATACGATGCTCAATGAAGAGGAAACATTATCCGAAGAAGATGTTGTGGGGAATATTCCCATGGCTGCTTCAGATGTCTCTGGCGACACTGACATGTCTGATCAGCAGATTGTAACGCTAGACTTTGAAGAGCTTGAGCGTGTAATTGATCAAGAAATGGGACAAGAGGAACCAGAGGAAATGGCAGACCGGCACGATCTCGCAGATGAAGAGCCTTCCGATGAAGAGCAGGAAGAATTAAAAGAAAGCGATGAAATTGATTTAACCAGCTTATTTGAAGACGAAGAGATTAATTTAGACCCAAATGCAATCGAAGCAATTGCAGAGAAGTTAACTTTGGATTTTGAGCCTGTGAAATCAGGAAACTTAGGCATGCCAGACAGCCAGAAGAAAGAGGCCTACGAAGAGGCTGCTGCTATCGAGGCACATGCAGATAAGCAAGAAGAAGGCGAAGATGAAATTGCCAAAGAGGTTGGCAAATTAAGAGAATCTATCGAGACACTTGAGGGCGAAAAAGCAGACCTTCAAGAAAAGTTTAAAAAACTTCAGTCTAAAACCAAACGCTTTGAGGACACTGTTCTCAAACTAAAAGACGCTTTGAACGAAACCTCCGTTCAGAACGCAAAGCTACTTTACACAAACGAAGCATTGACTAGCGACTCGTTGAATGGGCGACAAAAATTAAAACTTGTCGAAGCTATTTCAAATGCAAAGTCTGTTGAAGAGGCTAAGGTAATCTTTGAAACCCTTCAAAGCACGGTGAGCGGCGCTCAAAAAGAGTCCCCAAAAACACTTAGCGAGGCGGTTAGTAGGAAATCTACTTTGTTACCACAAACTAAAGAGGCTAAACAGCCAACTGATCCACGCATCAATAGAATGCGAAGATTAGCAGGTTTAAACTAACTTTAAAGGAGAAATAAAACTATGTCAGTTTTAGATAAATTAACAGAAGGTATTGTTAATCGCGACCTCCAGAAAGAAGGTGCAGCCCTACTTAACAAGTGGGAAAAGACCGGACTTCTTGAGGGACTTGATAGTGACAATGCTAAAGACGGAATGGCCCGTTTGCTTGAAAACCAAGCAAAAGAGTTGTTGCGTGAGGCATCCTCCATGGCAGGTGGAGATGTCGAAGGTTTTGCATCAGTTGCATTCCCAATCGTTCGCCGTGTATTCGGTAACTTGATCGCTAACGATCTTGTAAGCGTTCAACCAATGAGCCTCCCATCGGGACTCATTTTCTTCCTTGACTTTACAGTCGCCGCTCAGTCCGAAAAACTCGGATACACCGGGGGGGACTCTCTCTACGGTGGAGGAGTTGTTGCTCAACAACTCACAGGTGGTGTTAGCTTGGCAGACACTGCTGACAGCAGAGGAATCTTAAACCAAGAAAAGGGGCCATATTCTCTTAACAACGGTCTTTCCAGTCCTACTGGATCAGACGATGTTGGTGAAGGTGTTACTCTTACCGTACCAAACGGAGCTATTGTTGTTGCTGCTTCTGGTACAGTTAATGCCGCAGCAGGGGGAGGAAATCATCCTCTTACACAGGCAAAACAAGATGAACTTAATAAACTTGTTAGATACGACCCAGATCTTGATGGAAAAGATGCTATTATTATCGAAGTTACGGGATCGAATGCGTTTGCACAGTTGGATCTCAAAAACCTCGTTGCTGTTACAGCTACTGCCAAAACAGGTGTAAACCTTGTAAGAAGATTAACTGAAGTTGCTAGTGGTTCTGTCGGTAGCGATGCAACTAATGCGAACTTTAAGCTTAAGCTTGTTTTCGCTTCAACTGGTTCAGGAGCAATGCTTGGAACCGACTTGGGACAAGCTTTCCAGCCCGGTACCGGTACGGGGTTAGGTTGTCCAGTAGGAACGATTATTCACACGCTTACTGCATCTGTCATCAACCTTGGATTCCCAATTGATGATAATTTCACTAACTCTACCTTCGGTAACCCGGGAGCAGTTGTTGGTGCAGATACTTGGGAGCTTGAGAACCAAGCAGAAATCCCAGAAATCGACATCAAAGTTGATTCTGTTGCGGTTACTGCTCAGACCAAGAAGCTCAAGGCAAAGTGGACACCAGAATTGGGACAAGATCTCAATGCTTACCATAACCTTGACGCAGAAGTTGAGCTTACAAGCATTCTTTCTGAGCAAATTGCTCTTGAGATTGATAGAGAAATTCTTGAAGATCTTATTAAAGGTGCCACTGCTGGAACTCAATACTGGTCACGTCGTCCGGGTAGATTCTTGACTCGCGACACCGGTGCTGCTATCAGCACTAGCGCAAACGAGCAATTGCTTGGTGCTGACTTCACTGGTACCGTTTCCGAATGGTACGAGACACTTGCAGAAACCATCAACGATGTATCGGCTCAAATCCACAGAAAGACACTTCGCGGCGGAGCGAACTTCGTTGTTTGTTCACCAGAAGTTGCCAACATTCTTGAGTTCACTGCTGGCTTTAGAGCAAGCATTGGAAACGATTATGCTGGAGGTGGAAACATCGGAGCAGTTAACGTTGGTTCGTTGAGCAAGAAGTTTGATGTTTATGTGGATCCTTACTTCCCACGTAACGTTATCCTTGTTGGACGTAAAGGTGGATCATTCCTCGAAAGTGGATATGTGTACGCACCGTATGTCCCGCTTCAGGTAACTCCAACTATCTTCGGTGTCGAGGACTTCGTACCTCGTAAGGGTGTCATGACCCGTTATGCCAAGAAGATGGTTAGACCAGATATGTATGGTCTTGTTATCTGTCAGGATCTTAACGGATAATTCCAATAGGATTTAGGCAAATAAAGGGCCCCGTCATTAATTTGGCGGGGCTTTTTTGTTTCTATTTTGCTTTAACTTATATCCACAACTAATTACTATGATACGATTGTGCCGAGGAGATAAAATGAATGGCTTACCCAACTTTAACACCAACAAGTACAACTAGTGTTTCTAGGCTTCCAATAACAGGAAATGTAGATAATGTCGATAGCTCAGACAACCCACTTCCATATGGAGTCTACACTACTCGCGCCTCTTCACACCATGCTATAGCTGGGTTTTTAACCGGCGCTGTAGACCAAGTAGCTTATGTATTTCGTAAACTAGGTGGCGATGTTTTAGATATTGAAATTACAGAGCATCAAGTATATGCTGCATATGAAGAAGCATGCCTAGAGTATTCATATCTTGTTAATGTACATCAGGCAAAAAATGTTCTTGGAAGCGTACTAGGAGCCAGCACTGGGTCTTTTGACAGTGATGGACAATTATCCGGCTCTCACTCTCTTAGTGGGTCTAGCGTTGAGCTAAGGTATCCAAAATACGATTTTCAATATGTTCAAAGAGTGGGAGATGCAGTTTCAACTCAAGCTGGATTGGGCGGCACAACTCCAATCTATTCTGCTTCATTTGATGCAGAGGAGGGAAAACAGGACTATAACTTACAGACTATCATATCCAGTTCTGCGGCCACCGAAGAGGGTCATCCTTACTTTGAAAAGGTTGGAGATAAGAGAGTAACAATTAGAAAGGTATATTACAAAACACCCAATGCAATGTGGAGGTTTTATGGATACTATGGGGGCCTAAACACTGTGGGCAATTTGTCCTATTACGGGCAATATTCTGATGATTCAACTTTTGAATTAATACCAACATGGCAAAATAAATCGCAGGCCATGGCCTTTGAGGATGCAATATACACACGCACTTCCCACTTCTCATATGAGATTAAAGACAACAATATTAGGATTTTTCCAAAAGCTTATAGGTCGGGCCCAACAAAGTATTGGGTAGAATTCTCAGTAGAGACAGATCCATGGACTGAGGAGGCTGGTAAAGAGGGTGGTGCTGCTGGTATCAATAATATGAATACGCTTCCATTCGAGAACATACCATATGACAACATCAACTCTATTGGCAAGCAGTGGATTAGAAGATTTGCTCTCGCACTCTCAAAAGAAATGCTAGGAATGATTAGAAGTAAATTTGCTTCCATTCCGATACCAAATGAAAACGTAACTCTTAACGGACCCGCATTAGTAAGCGAGGCCAAGGAAGAGCAAAGTCTCCTTAGAGATGAGTTAAAGACAGTTCTTGATGAATTAACATACGAGAAGTTGGCAGAAAAAGACAGCAACATCTCTGACTCATCTCAGAATGTATTGAAAAATGTACCACCATCAGTTTTTGTAGGATAAGATAAATGGCAGACAACAAATGGTCACAACCAACTAATCCGCCACCTCCCTTATTTACTGGGGAGAAAGAGCGCAATTTAGTCAAGCAGATCAACGATGAAGTCATCGAGCGGGTCATTGGCCAAACTGTGCTTTATTATCCGATAAGTCAAGATAAAACTAACTTTCATCCACTCTACGGAGAGGCGATAGACAAAACATTTCTCCCACCAGTGAGAGTTTATGCTTTAATTGGGTGGGAAGGTCAAGAATCGACAAACTCTACTTTAGGCATAGACAAGAGGTCAAACATCAATATATACTTTCACAAACGTAGATTAACAGAAGATCAAAACTTGTTTGTTAGAGAGGGTGATTTTGTTTTGTATGGCAAGTTTCATTATGAGATAGTAACACTAAATGAACCTAGACAACTATTTGGACAGGTTGATTATAAATATGAAATATCTGCAACATGCAGGAGAGCAAGAAAGGGAACTTTTGATGCTCTATAGAGGACGATAAGATGTCTGCTTACACAGGAAACAAAAAAGGCGAAAGGTATACGGGAATCCCAGAAGAGGAGAGATCCCGCCTACAGGAGCTTAACTTTGCACCCTCTACTTTAGAAACAGTGGATTATGCTATCTATGATTTTATTAATGATGAATTATCCCTAAGAACTAGAACAAACAAGGGCGTTGAAAAAGTGCCTGTGATTTGGGCATCGGCAGAAAGATCTTATCAAATTAAGAATAACAAAGAATATAGAGATGATGAGGGCCTAATTGTGTTGCCTGCCATTACAATCGAAAGAGCAACCGTTGTTAAAGATCTATCAACCAGCAGGGGTGCCTACTATGGGAATATGTTTCCCTTCCAAAGTCAGCCAGAGAAAGGCGGATCTTTAGTTATTGCTAGAAGAATCAAGCAAGACAAAACTTCTAATTTTGCCAATGCAGATGCAAACAGAAAATACAACGATGTGATGGGCCCAAAATTTGTAAAAAAGGCTACAAAAAAAGTAGTATACGAAACGGTGTCAATTCCCGCTATTGTTTACTCTGAAGTAACATATAGAATATTGCTAAGAACAGAATACCAGCAGCAAATGAACGACTTGGTTCAGCCCTTTATCACACGGCCCGGAACAAATAACAGCTTTATGCTGCACAGGGATGGCCATAGATATGAGGCTTTTGTTCAAAGTGACTTCTCCCAGAACAACAATATTGGCGCTATGGAAAATGAAGAGAGAAGGTTTGAGACTTCTATAGATATTAGAGTTTTGGCATACTTAGTGGGAGAGGGCCTTAACCAAGATACACCAAAGATTTCAATTAGAGAAAACGCTGTTCAAGTTAGGATACCTAGAGAACATGCCGTTTGGTCTGACCCTCTCCCAGCGGCCGGCCCAAGCGGAACGGGAAAAGAAAATGCTGGTGTGGACGGCAAGTATAGAGAATAATTTTGGACTTTCATAGAACCGAGCACTATTTATTAAAGAAATAATATCGTCGTTCTATTACATGAAGATTTAAAGGAGATATTGATAATGTCAGCGAAAGATTTTAAGTTTGTTTCCCCCGGTGTTTTTATTGAGGAGATTGATAATTCTCAAGTACCAAAAGTACCAGAGGCCATCGGCCCATTAGTGATCGGTAGATCCAGAAGAGGCCCAGCATTTCAACCAGTTAAAGTTGACTCGTTTTCAGAGTTTGTAACTATCTTCGGAAATCCAATTGCAGGCGAAGAAGCAAGTGATGTTTGGAGGGGGGGAATTCCTACTGCTCCCACATTTGCTTCTTATGCTGCACAGGCATGGCTCAAAAATTCTTCCCCTTTAACTTTTATGAGATTGTTGGGTGATCAATCACCCGATGCTACATCGGACACTAGTGGCACTAGCACTGCTGGCTGGAAGCTTTCAGACATCGATGTTGGTAGCGGCGGAGGAGCGTATGGACTTTTTGTTATTGCTTCTAGCTCTTTAAACCCGGCAACACAATTACCAACCGGAACTTTGGCAGCAATCATTTATACTACAGGCAGCAGCCCTGCCCTTTCCGGTGCCTACGCTCAAACTGATCTCGAAGTAGCTTATGCAGGAGCCAACTTTGCAACTGGGTCCGGCGCACTGATTCGAGCAACAAATAAACAATTCAACTTTCAAATTTACGACAGCGCTCTAGCCACTGCTACTCCAATTGAAGATGTCGTAATTAGTTTTGATAGATCTAGCTCAAAATACATTAGAAAGGTTCTTAATACTAATCCAACTTTGACAAATGAGGAACTTGTTGATACATCATCCGCAAATTTGCAAAAGTATTTCTTGGGACAAACTTTTGAAAGAGCAGTCGCAGACATCCCGGCCGCAGATAATTATTATGGATTTATTGCTCGTCTCGATAGATTAAATTCTGCGGTCACAAATGGGGGTGATTATAAATTTGCCACACAACATGCAAGAACAGGCTTCTTTTTCTCGCAAGACTTAAGAGCAACTAATGCATCTGGTGATATTGGGGAAAATATACCAGAGCCAGTTTTTGACCCAAAGGCACGAAACGGAGTTACAAGATTGTTTAGATGTCATGGATTAACTTCTGGTGAAGAAATTCATAGAAACTACAAAATTTCAATCGAAGACTTAAATTATTCCAAGAACGATAATGTGCCGTATGGAACGTTCACTCTTGCAATCAGAGACATCAAGGATTCAGATAATTCTAGAAAATACATTGAAAGATTTACGGGCCTTAATTTGGACCCAAGCTCTCCAAACTACATTGCAAGACAAATTGGAGATATTTACCAAGAGTATGATGCTGGGACTCGCCGTTTAATTGAATATGGAAGTCATCCAAATCGCTCAAGTATTATTCGAGTAGAAATGGCCAATGCAGTTGATGCAGGCCAGACTGATCCTGAGCTTCTCCCATTTGGAGTTGAGGGACCAATCAGGTACAACTCCTTTAGCCTTTCTGGCTCGGCCGGGAGCACAGATATCCTTCGTATTACGAACGCCACAGGTGAAACATCCAAAGTCCCGTCCCCAGTAACCGCTGGTGGGCAGACCTCTGCCGGCGGCTTGTTCATGGGTTCAATCGATTCGTCCCTTAAGGACAACAATTTCACGGTAAAATCCGCAGGATCGAACTCAACAGGAACCCAATTCACTGCGTCAATTAATTTTCCATCGGTCCCACTTAGGAACAGCGCATCTGATGGAGGAATATCAGAACCAACCGAAGCTTATTTTGGAGCCCAATTCAACAGATCAGCAGACAGTACAATTTTTGAGGAAAGTATTTTAGACATTCTATATCCTGCCGCTCGCGCAGCAACCTTTAGTGATGTTGCTGATGATGATGGAGGTCTCTCAACTTCTTGGTATTTTACCATGGACGATCTTGTGATGCGCCCGACAACTAATCAGGAAACTAATCCAGTTGTTTGTTATGTATCTGGATCAAGAGCACTAGGTGATTCAATCTCTGCTAGATCTGGTTCTTACAAAGCAGTTATTGACAAGGGATATGACAGATTCACTTCACCTTTATATGGTGGATTTGATGGGTTCAATATCACTGAAAAAGAACCATTTAACCACAGACTTGCTGCTGATAAAGGATCTCTTTATGCAGGTGCGAACGAGACGAATAGCTCTATGTATTACTCAGTTAAGAAAGCCGTCGATCTTTTCGCAGATCCTGAGTTTATTGAATCTAATATTTTGATTGCTCCGGGGATTAGGAATGAGGGCCTCACAACCCACATGATTAATACTTGTGAAGAGAGAGGTGATGCATTGGCTATCATTGATCCTCTCGGAGGATACACCCCAGCTTCCGAAAACAATCTAAGTGAAAAAGATAGAATCAAAGCAGGGACGGGCACCGGGGGAGTATCAGAGCATGTGAAGGAAGTTGGAGATAACATGAGCTTGAGAACTCTTAATTCAAGCTATGGAGCAGTTTACTATCCATGGGTCAGAATCACAGACACCATCACAGGTTCACCCCTTTGGGCACCACCTTCTTTGGCCGCCTTCGGAGCCATGGCTTTCTCAGAAAAACAAGCAGCGCTATGGTTCGCCCCAGCTGGATTTAACAGAGGTGGCTTAACCGATGGAGCAGCGGGTATCCCTGTGACAAACGTTAGAAGCAAATTGACATCAAAAGAAAGAGATTTCTTGTACGAAAGAAACATTAACCCAATTGCTTCCTTCCCCAACGAGGGCATTGTAATCTTCGGTCAGAAGACATTGCAGGTCACACCGTCAGCGTTGGACAGAATTAATGTTCGCCGCTTAATGATCTTTGTTAAGAAAGAAATATCCAGAATTGCTACTGGTCTTCTTTTCGATCAAAACGTTGAGCAAACTTGGTCCAGATTCACAGGCCAAGTCAATCCATTCTTGGAGAACATCAGAAACAACTTTGGTTTAGATGACTTTAGAGTTATTTTGGATGAGACTACAACAACACCAGATCTCATTGATAGAAACACTATCTACGCTAAGATTTTCTTGAAGCCAACTAAAGCTGTTGAATTCTTTGCAATTGATTTTGTAATCACAAACTCCGGAGCAGGATTTGAAGATTAAAAATAAAATAGGAAACTAATTATATACAGCAGGTACTAAAACCAATTTAAAGGAAACCTAAACAATGGCAGATAATTTCGGAACCAAGTTTTGGGCTAATATAACATCTGAGCCTAAAAGAAAATATAGATTTATTCTTAATCTAGCTGGGATTGACTCATGGGTAATCACTAGAGTAGATCGCCCAAGCTTCAATGTAACTGAGTCACAGCATACTTTCTTCAATCATAATTTTTATTATCCCGGGAAAGTTGAGTGGCAGACAGTTAGTTTCACTACCGTTGACCCAATCGATCCGGATGCGACTGCTTACTTGATGGGTATCCTAGGTGCTTGTGGCTATAATGTTCCTGCACCATTTGCTTATGAATCAATCTCTAAGCAAAAAGCTGTTGAAGTATTAGGCGAAGTTAAAATCAAAGCAAAAGATGCTTCTGGTAAAGATGTTGAAATCTGGACATTGAAAAATGCTTGGGTTAAAAACGTAAGCATGGGTGACTTTGAATACGCTTCCGATGACATGCTAACAATGGACATCGAGTTGCGTTATGACTATGCACTCTACAATAGCAAAGGCAAAGCTAAACTACCAATTCAAGCCTCCGGAGTTAAGACTTCTGAAGGTATCAGCATCGCTGATGGATATGATAAGCTTGTCAACAAAGGTGCATAAAAAACTTAACAAAGTTTAATTTGTACCTTATAATTAAAGTGTTAAATAATCCATGAGGCAATAATGTCAACAAGAAACAATTTAGATCGGCTTGGCGTCCAACCGGACGACCAATCCCCTGCCCCAGTCGCAGCCGCACAACAAAACAATTCATCAATGGAATTTGTCGCACCAACGGAAGTCGTTGACTTACCAACGGGTGGCAAGTATTATCCCCAAGACCACCCTCTTCATAACAAAGGCACAGTCGAAATTAGATATATGACTGCGAGAGATGAAGATATATTGGTTAATAAATCTTATATTCAAAAAGGTATTGTATTAGATAAGCTTCTAGAAAGTGTAATCATTGATAAATCAATACCAGTTAAGTCACTTGTTCTAGGGGATAAGAATGCAATTCTAGTTGCTAGCAGGATTACTGGGTATGGCCCAGAGTACTCAGCAAGAGTTACATGTCCGTCCTGCATGAAAACAGAGGATTTTGAATTTGATTTAAATCAGTGCGTTAGCTTTAAGGATGCAGAGAACTCGGGAATTTCATACGAAGAAACTCCAGCGGGAACTTTCTTAATTAAAACTCCTAAAACTGATGCCACTGTTGAACTAAGGCCATCGACTGGGTATGACGAGGAGAAGGTCGAGAAAACCAATAAGATGCGAATAAAGAACGGTTTATCTGAATTGGGACAGACAGATCTCATGATGACTTATATGGTATCTGTAAACGGAAACTCTGATAGAACTTATATTAATTCGTTTGTTGAAAACCTACCAGCGTTAGATGCTAGGTATATTAGGTCATGCTACTCGGATTTAATGCCTTCTGTTGAACTTGCCCAGCAGTACACATGCTCTTTATGTGACTACGAGCAAGAAATGGAGGTACCGTTTACCACTGAATTTTTTTGGCCTAAGTGATGAGTACATTGAATCTGTTTATGAAGAACTGTTTTCACTAAAGTACTATGGAAATTGGAGTTTTTTTGAATCCTACAATCTGCCAATACAAATTAGAAGATGGTTTTTAAGAAGGCTAGAAAAGCAATTTGAGGCCGAAACAAAACAAGCAGAAAAAAATATGAAGTTAAATAGACGATAGCCAAGGGACCAACGTTCTTTGGCTTTTGTTTTTTTGTAACTATAAACTATTTATTACGGAGGAGTTTCATTATGAATATCGCAGAAAACGATGAGCTTGTAAAATATGAAATCAATTTAAATCCAGAAACAATCGACGAAAGTTATCTTAGGTCGCTTAGTTTCAATCTTCAATATGTCTTAAAGCAGTTACTAGACGGTGCTGCTGTTAGTGGAGTTGTGCGAGGAACGCAGCCACAAATATCTGCACTAGCCAGAGCACTAGGAAACGAGACACGATATATTAAGGCGTTTGAAAGATACGGACTAACTAACCCAAGAACACTACAATCCAAGCATAAGCTGGATAGAGCAGTTGCAAATTTTGAAAGAGCTACAGGTGTTAAGTGGCCTTTTAAATAGAGAATAATGTATGGCTGATGAAAGAGATTTAGAAATAACAAAGGAGCTAAATGAGCAGCTCAAAAGGGCAACTGAACTCTCTGCTAAAAGGGCAGAGGAAGAGGGCAAAAGTTTATCCAGACGAGAAAAAGAATTAGAACTCTTATCAAGAAGAGAGCAGCTAATAAGACAAGCCAATGATTTGCTAACTGCAAAAAAAGATAAATTAGACGAAGTTCAGGAAGCTCTAGAAAGAGAAATACAAAAAGAGCAAGCAAAGGGGCAGATTGACAGGGACAATGCCAAAGCTCGTTTAGACTTCATCAAAAGAATTGCGGAAGCAAGAAGAAGAGACAATGCCAATGCAGAAGCTGAAATTGAAAAGATAGTAAAGGCCCTAGAAAAACAAAACGAACAACAAAAGAAAAACACAGAAGCTTTTCAGGCAGGAGAAGAAGCAGCCGGCGCAATGGTCGCAAAGCTGGGTCAGGCTGCTGGTTTGGGAGGTCAAACCGCCCAGCACTTTAAAAAACTAGGCAGCGCTATTCAAGGCTCCGGAGGATTAAAAAATGCCACCCTCGGATTAGCAAAGGGGTTTGCAAGTTCGGCTAGAGAAATGTTGAGCTTTGCCAACATGGGCGGCATGGTCGTAGAAAATACTTTTGAGCAATCGTTAAAGTTTGATGATATGAGGGCTAAAATGTCTGCTTTGTCGGGCGGACAAAGAGAGTTAGCCCAACGAGCCTTAGAAACCTCAGACGCAATGGGCGATCAATTCTTAAGATTTGATCAGCTTGGAGAGTCAACAATAACTCTATTTAGAGAGTTCGGTAAGTTTACATCACTCCAGCCAAGCTTGCAAAACCAATTAGCAGGAACAACCGCCGGCTTGGCAAAACTAGGTGTCGCAGAGGGACAAACATCCGATGCATTAAACTTGCTGGTGACTGGTCTTGGTTTTACCGCCGAAGAAGCACAAGCACAGGTCATAGGTTTAACCGAAGAAGCAAGCCGTTTACAGGTTGGCCCAGACCAATTAATAAATTCTCTTGTATCTTTAAGGGCCCCGCTAGCTGACTTTGGTATGAAAGGTCCGACAATTTTCAAAAAGATGGCAGCGGAAGCAAAGCGCTTGGGCATCGATGCCGGCGAGATGGGACAGAAAATGTTCAACCTTTCGGACTCTGTGGACACGTTTTCTAAATCTGCCGACGTTGCATCAACCTTAGCATCGGTGTTAGGATCAACAACCTTGAATGTAACTGAGTTGACCATGGCAGCAGCCAAAGGTCCTGCTGAAGTGAGAAGGCTCATACAACAAGAATTTGACCGCACTGGAAAAACGTTTTCTGATTTAGAATTCTTCGAGAGAAAAGCCCTCGCTGAAGGCCTCAGACAGTCAACTGAGGATTTGGAAACATTCTTCGGAAAAGCACAAAAAGGTGCAGAGCTTGTCACTAAAGAAGAAACAAAATTTGAAGATCAGGTTAAGAACGCAACTACCGCAGCGGAGAAAAAAGCAAGAGCTTTTCAAGACTTGGCTGGCCCAATTAAAGAAGCTGCTGATGCACTCAATATTGCGGCAGAGAAGTTCCAAGCCGCAGCTGAAACTTTAGGCCCCGGCGGCGCACTAGGATTAGGAGCAGGAATGTCTGCTCTTGGCATGGTTGGAGATATCGCCACGACTGCCCTTGCTCTTAAGGGCGGTTTCAAAGCCCTTAGAGGTTTGAAAGGCCCATTCAAGCCAGACCTTAAAGATATTGATGTTATGGGCGGTGGAGGCATATCTACCAAGAAAGGCGGAGCTAATCTAGATATGGGAAGGGCAATTATAAATCCCGCCCGGCTAGCTCAAGAGGCCGGCGAGGCAGGATTGGAGGCAGGATTGGAAGGGGCTGCAAAAGCAGGTGCGAAAGGGCTAGGAAAATCTTTTATAAAAAAGATACCACTCGTTGGACTACTGGCCAGCCTAGGCTTTGCCGGCGGCAGGTTATTAGAAGGGGACTTCGCCGGCGCTGGCTTGGAGGTCGCATCTGGCGCAGCCTCCATTTTCCCCGGAGCCGGAACGGCTGCCTCTGTTGCAATTGATGCTGGCCTTGCGGCTAGGGACATGGGAGCGTTTGAGACAAACAATCAAGAGGTTTCACCCTCCAATCTCTTTGAACAGAGAGCCTTGATGGATGCTGGCCTGATGGCGGGAACCGCACCAGCGAAAACGATAACTCCTGCTGAAATGGAAATGGCTGTCAAAAACGCCTTACAATCAGTTGGAGGATCTGAACAGCCAATAAAGGTTGAAGTATACTTAGACAAAAACGGCACCAATAAAATTGCCGAGACAACAGTAAAATACATAGATCGGAATTACACAATGCACAATAATGCAAGAGTGCCGATCTAGGGAGAATAACAATGGGACTTAAGGCAGTAAAACAAAAAAAAGAAACTGAGGCTCACGTTGCCTTAAATGAGGTCGGAGATCAGGCCTTAGCTTCTAGAATGGGAGTGATAGATACAGTTGCGTCCCAAGTTAATAAGGGATATTATCTACAATTTAGTAGAGTAGCCGATACAGATTATAGTGTTAGATTCTTTGCTTTTATGGAAGCTTTTTCTGATTCATATTCCAGCAACTTTAATAGAGATGCCGCGTTTGGTAGAACGGATGGTATTGTATCTTATCAAAACACTCAGAGATCCATATCGATGAGCTGGGCTATTGCTGCACATAACAAACAAAGCGCTCATAAAAATCTTAACGATGTTAACGGATTGATTAATATGCTTTATCCCGGCTATTCAACGCATGGAAACCAAAGGGTCTACTCAACAGCGCCACTTATTGGCCTAAAATATGTAAATTTAGCACAAAGAATGGGCAGTGTTTTGGGCGATGACATGTTGTCCGGCTATATATCTAGTTTCACACATACGCCTGATTTAGAATTTGGTGTGTTTGAAGAGGTTGGCGCTGTTCTGCCAAAAGTAATTAGATTGACGTGCACTTTTGATGTCATTCACGAAAACACTCTAGGGTTTAGTAATGATGGCGAAACTCTGCCTTTATATGATGAGACCTATGACAATATGTATACATTATTTAACGATCCCAACGGCCCCGTCACAAACAGGGATTTGTCACCCGGAAACCCAAGCAAAGTTAAATTTGAAGAGAATTATTTCAATGGCCTTAAAAACCCTGATAATCCATGGGAAATAGATCCTTCCTTGGAGGATATTTGGGACAAAAGAACCGAGGCTATTTTAGATAGGCAAGTGTCTTCAAATAATCCATGGGCAAATTTATTTAGTGATAAAAAGTAAAAGGAGATAGCCATGGCCTCTAGATACGATGATAGAGCTTTTATAACAAACAACTTAGACATCTATAAAAACATTTTTAAAAAAAGGGGAGTAAAGCAAATTGTTCATTACGCATCTCCTGAATTATCGTACCCCTCTTCGCAAGATTTATCTAGTTTAAACATTATCGATCATATATGGCGAAGAGGGGACCACTATTATAAATTAGCTGACTTTTATTATGGAGACTCGACTTATTGGTGGGTAATAGCTTTTTTTAATAAAAAACCAACTGAAGATCTTTTGGCGTTTGGAGATATAGTTATGGTGCCATTGCCACTTGAAAATGTGCTAAGTATATATGACGCATAGTAAGAGGTCAACATGACAGTAGCAACTGAAACAATTGAAAAAATATTAGACTCCCTATTGGAGTCAAATCAAATAGCACCGATTTTGGCTACATCAACACAGAGCCTTATAAGGTCTAACATATTTTCTTTTTCTGAAGGGGCCAGAACAGTAACCAATCCTTCCGGGTGGGATACCTTTATAACAATAGAGGAGACAGACAGCCTGTCACTGGTAAGCAAACTCAATTCGGGCGGTAATTCAATGCGCTCTTTCCGGAATATGACAACTCTTGAGGCGTCTCAAATTATCCCAAGAATCAGATTATATAAAGTTTTTATTGACGGCGATACTAGAAAACAAACTCATACTGTTCCCATACCATTTCCAGATAGCCAGAAGCAAAATCTTGAGTCCATGATGAAATCAAAAGATCACAGAGGGGATGACATTGTTTTAAAATCTGTGTCTCTTGATTTTAGAAATCAAAACCCTGTTATGGCCGGAGTAATGACAGACTGCTCAATTGTTTTGACAATGCAAAATGGAGAATCTCTAACAAAGGCGAGGTCGTCTCAAGGAAAAACCTTCAGATACACAGACCTAATTTTGCGTAATAGGCAAACAAATCCCGAAAAACACGACTCAGATTATTATGAAATTAAATTAGTATTGGGATATGAAAGCCCAAAGGATGCTATAAACAAACAGTTAGTTGGCGACTTAGCGGAGCAGCAAATCGTTCTTTCATTATATTTAACAGATTATAACATTTCATTTGAACAAAATGGTGTCATGGAATTAACCTTAGACTACAAAGGAATGGTGCAAGCAAAGTTAGAAAAGCCAATTAGATATAATATATTTAAAGAGGAAGTAATAAGCGTTCTCCCGTCACTACAGGATGACTTAGCAAAATTGGAGAAAAGTATAGAAAACGATACGGGAAAGCTTGCCGAAGCCGAGAGTAAGTTTGCGGCAGCCAAATCCGCACTCGAAGAGACAACCAAAGGCGATATAGATGTTCCAACTATTGGGGACACCGGTGTCAAGGACGTTCGCGCGACTTACGTTGAAAATCGAATAAAAAAACCAGTTCTTGAACACGGATCTGAAGAGAGGACAAAAGTCGAAAACACGAAGGAAATACAAGCCATTTTAATTGAAAAACTTAAAGTAAGAATAGACGACAATAAAACAAAAAAAATCAAAACGCAGAATGATCTTTTGTTCATCAGTGCCAAAAATAGAATTGCAAAGTTTAACAGAATAATGACCAATCTTTTCAGAAAAGGAAAGGTTTATAGAACAGTCATTAAGAGAAAAGACCTGCTTTTGTTTGGTAGCGCTTACGAAAAAGCTATTGAAAGAAAAATCGATGCAGCAGCAGGAAATGTGCTAGAGGTGCAAGAGCTTTTAGCTGCTTCTGAAGATAAAAGATCACAAGCTTCAAAATTTCTTGAGGACCAAATAAAAGCCGGCACCAGAGCTAAAGCGCCAATAGGGATTAGAACGAAAGAGGCAATTGCCAAAGCAGCGAAACAGGCAGGTAAAAAGCCCCTCGCTTCCGCAGAAGCGAATGCTTTAATAAGCAGTAACGTAACTTTGAGAAACGAGCCAGATTCAAAAAGTGTAGATCGTGGGGATAAGATTATATATTGGTTTTATTATGGCGATCTGCTAGAGGAAGCATTGAAGTTAAATAATGTTCATATTAATATGAGAAACGACCAAATCATACCAACTCTTGGTAGCTTCAATTTGACTGATCAAAAGTCTGGCAAATCTCAAATGATATCAATCCCAGATGTGCCAATAACAGTAGACTCTTTTATGGAGTTCTTTAAAGATAATATCATTAATCCCGGAAGAGATGTGTATGCGTGTCAAGATTTTATTAGAGATACTGTCCAGAGACTTGTGACTCCATCAATTAACGCCATGGCATTCGGCAATCAACAAAAAGAAACAAGAACTTTAAAAGTGACTGAATTTATGTTGCCTGCTTCTAAAAAAGGAAAGTCATATTTTGAACCTATAACCGAGGGGTTTTATGGAAGAAACCCCGGATCTATTCCAAGTTTTGCAACATCTTTAGAGTCCGCATTTAAGGCCGGCCGAGTAGACATAGCTGATGTGACAAAACTATCTTCAAAAAGCAAGTTAGCTAGTAGGTCAGCCAAGGGAATATATTCCTATATTTTATTCTACGCTACTAATGCCGACGAGCAAGTATCTTGGAAAGGTAACATCAAGGAAGACGTTAAAAGGGGCATTTATCATCACTATGTAGGGGCAGATAAGGGATTGGTAAAGTCTATTAGCTTCGCGAAAGATCAAAGGCCCTACATTGCAGAAATGCAGGCCGAAAAAGCGCTTAGGTCTGGAGATAAATATGTCGAGCTTTGGAGAAATTTCAGGGCCACCCTTGATATGGTGGGAAATGCCCTTTATGTCCCGGGCCAATATTTATACATAAACCCCACTGTTGCAGGCTTGGGGGATCCACGAAAGAAAAATTCTTTGTCGAGAAAGCTTGGATTAGGTGGGTATTATCTTGTTTTGAATGTGTCTAATAACTTTCAAAATGGACAGTGGAGTACATCTGTCGAATCGCAGTGGCAATCATCCCCACCAGCGTAAGACTAGGAGATTAGTTTAGTGACTACTAAAATATATGATGAAAATCAAACAGTGTTTGGAAATAATACGCTAGGAGCTAAGGATATGTTTGAGCAAAGATTAGCGTATCAAAACATTTATCCTGATGCAAAATATTTTGCAGACCCAGCTGAAGCCGAGGGGGACTCATCAAATGCAATGGATAAGTTTCTTCTGGATGAGGACGCTCTAGACAACATAACATCTCCACAACCAATAAACTTTTGGACCAGCAAATATTCACACTATGGCAGAAAAGACCTTAATGGAAATTTTCTGTTGGTCAGGGAAAATAAATTAAAGCAAATTAGGACAGCAAAAGAAAATGTTTATGCTTTAAATTTTGTTGCAGATGCATTTGAAGATTTTGTTGAATTTGTAAAGGCACAGAGGTCCAACAGACTCCACCCAGATGATTTTCTCACAGGGGACATTCAGGCAAAAAGAGCGTGGTTTAATGTTAGAGATTCTCATAAGAAAATCACAGATAACCTTTATGTATCTTTTGTGGATAATTATCTGGCAGAGAACAATCTGGATCAGAAAATAGTAGATTTTGAAACGTTCTTAGAAGTTTTTATTAATTTATATATGTCTGACATGATGCCTAACTATCCCATTTCAATGATGGGATTTTTAGAATCATCACTAGTGCCACCCAACGGCAGCGGTCTTTGTGTAGAGATGTCCATGGATGATCATGGAGATGATTACAATAAATTTGAAAAATATATAAATAACGCCAATTTTGAATTCTACAGATTAGCAGCAGCAAAGTTTGGTTTTTTGGTGGATAAGAACGCCCCGTGGAGACTGGTTGCAAATCTTAACTCACCGGCCATGAGAACATACATTCAAAGACAAATGTTCACAATAAATCCTAGCGGCATAGTCGGCTTTCCCGGCTGGCCAAATTTGCCCGAGGAACTTGATAAATACTGGCATGCACATTCATATGAAATTGATGATAACAACAATGGATCAACCGTATCAACAACTGATCCAACTTTAGTGCCTCCACATACACATGAGATTGTAAATGGTGTTTTCACGATTGCTAGCGTAGAAGGGGAGTTAGATATGATTCCACATACTCACGGGTTTGGATGGAACAAGACATATATTTATAACGCCACAATGAATGATATTTATGATTACTTTTACGAAGTGCCATATGACGGAGACAAGTCACCAATTTCAGATGTTAACCAGCTTAAAATTTATTTAGTAAGAATATACAGACAATTTGTTAGACAGTATCCAACCGTAAGAACTATCGATGTGTGCCCAAAAGACAAGGCAAACGCCGGAAACTATTACACTGCCAGCTCATTAAGAAAAACTATTCATAAAACTACTTTCCGCAAGGTTCTAACCCGCGATAGGCTCATGCAAAACTACAGCGATCTTTTTTGGCTAAAAACTTATCTCAAAATTAGGATCAAAGAGAAGACCAGTGGCACAGGAAAGCTAGATGAAAAACTAGATAAAGTTATGTCCGACATTAATCAGTTGTATTATTATGTTGACAAAACTTCCGCAATAAAGTATATTAATCAATATTTGAAGCAATATTATTAAGAAGGTGACTGTTGCTATTTCAGGCTTTAGACGAAAAAGAGAAGTGTGTTGGCGTATATGTTGATGGCCATATTCACAAGGACCTACCCGAAGGAATATCGAAAACTTGGAAGTATTCCTCTTTCTTAAAAAATAACGACATACAGTATGCACATGTCTATTGCCAAGGCAAGTCGTTGGGAGAAGTATGCCCTGATCATCTAAGGGAGGATTACGAGCGTATCTGGCTAAAACTTAAGGCATTTTACAAATCTTTTGTTATCTCAAAGATATCATTAACTGACCACTGCTTCTTTGATCTCGTCCCGGAGGGCTTCCTAAAAGAGTATTGCATGCTAAAGGACAAGATAACCGATCATGTTTTGCAAAGCTATGACAAGCCCAGCAACTATAATAGTTTGGTTGATATTATGAAGCTCACTACAGACATCAAGCATCAAAAATTAAATATAGACTTGTCATGTCTTAACAATGATTTGGCAGATTATAGAACAAAAGAATTCTACAAGAAGATCATGAGAACAGAGCCAGTTGTAAACTACAACATCTTTGGGACAAAGACGGGCCGATTGACCACAGAGAAAAACTCTTTTCCAATCTTAACTATGGATAAGAAGTTCCGTAAAATTATAAAGCCCAATAACGATTGGTTTGTTGAGCTAGATTATAATGCGGCGGAACTTAGAGTCATGCTCGGTTTGCTTAAACAATCTCAGCCGTACATAGATTTGCATGAGCATAATTCTCACGAGATTTTTGATGGTAAACTAACAAGGGACGAAGCAAAGAGGCGAATCTTTTCTTGGCTATATAATCCTAACGCAAACGATGAAGTTTTATCTAAGATATATAACAGAGACGCACTGGTAGACGCACATTGGGACGGGGACAAGGTTGACACAACATATGGGAGAGCCATTCCAAGCGACAGGTATCACGCGCTTAACTATCTTCTGCAAAGCACTTGTAGCGATCTAATATTAGATAAGGCTGTAATTATTGCAGATATGCTCAAAGACATGAAATCTAACATGGCGTTTATAATTCACGACAGTATAGTTATTGATTATTCTCTAGATGATGGAAGTGCTATCAATGATATCTTTTGGGAATTTATGGACACTCCTTTTGGAAGATTTAAAGTTAATGTTGCCGGCGGCAGAACATTTGGAGATATGAAAGACTTATGGATATATTAATTGGACTGGGTAACGTAGGCTATAAGATAGCCAAAGCGTTCTCTAAACACCCACAATATAAAACAATAACAATAGATCATGAACCAGACGCAACCATAAGCGTACCAAAACAAGATCATCCAGAGAAGTACGAACAAAACTTTCCAGACATTAGCGATAAGCTTACAGATGTAAAAGGAGATATTTTGTTTATTGTTTCCGGGGCTAGCATAATATCTGGCGCATCTCTAAGAATACTTGAACAACTTCATGGAAAGGGCGACATAAGCATTCTTTATATACATCCAGACGTTGCCACACTATCTGAAACGAGAAGAATGCAAACAAATCTTGTATTTGGTGCCCTACAACAATACGCTAGATCTGGAGTTTTTAAGCAGTTTTATGCCATTAGCAACGAACAGGTTGACAAAATCTTAGGCGGAGCGCCAATAATGGGATATTACGACAGATTAAACGAAGTTATCGTTGCAACTATTCACATGATAAACATATTCAATCACACAGATCCAGTTGTTGGAACTTTGTCCCGGCCAAAAGATATTTGTCGGATCTCAAGTTTTGGGATATTAAATCCAGAAACGGGCGAGGAGAGCCCATTTTTTTCTCTTGACAATGTTGTGGAGAAGAGATATTATTATGCCATTCCTGAAACGGAACTAAAAACAGATAAGACTTTAATGAGTAAGATTATGGAGCAAGTAAAAGATTCGCCACAAGAAAAAGATGTTAAAGTATCTTATGGTGTATTTCCTACACAATACGCTGATAAATACGCTTATTTCGTCGCGAGTACTTCTTTTATACAAAATGAAAAAAGTGCTTGACATTTGTTATAGTTTGTTTTATATTGGTAACATAATTTCGGAAAGGAGAAAAAATGGGAATTAATCTCGATAAAATGAAACAGAAGCTAGCTGCTGCTCAAGGAAAGGGGGGAAAGAAGTCTGACTTCTGGCGTCCTCAAGACGGAGAGAATGTAATTCGCATTCTCCCTTCCCCGGACGAAGATCCTTTTAAGGAGCATCACTTTCACTACAATCTTGGAAACAACTCTGGTTTCCTTTGTCCGAAGCGCAACTTTGGGGATGACTGCCCTGTTTGCAACTTTGCGACCAAACTCTTCAACGAGGGTTCGCAAGAGAGCATTCAGCAAGCAAAAAGCCTCTTTGCTCGCCAGCGCTTCTTTTCGCCTGTCCTTGTTCGTGGACAAGAAACAGAAGGCGTAAAGGTTTGGGGATACGGAAAGACCGTATACGAAACCCTCCTTAGTTTGGTTCTCAACCCAGACTATGGCGACATTACTGACCCCGGAGAGGGAACTGATCTTGTTCTCTCTTACGGCAAGGCTCCCGGCATGATGTATCCTCAGACCAAGGTGCAGCCACGGCGTAAATCCTCCCCACTATGCGAAGATGGTGATGAAGCATGCCAAGAGATTGTCGCAACTGTCCCTGACCTTGACACGCTTTTTGAGCGCAAGTCTACTGAGGATGTGCAAGGCATCCTTGATGAATTCCTCAACTCTAATGTTGATGCAGAGGCTGAATCCTCTGAGACAACAAAGTATGCTTCTAAGACTGAAGCATCCAATGATGTTGAGGCCGCACTCAAAGAACTGGCAGGCTAACATAGGGGGGGGCCTTGTGCCCCCTCGCTTTTATATTTTTAGATTCCACAACAGTGATGGGCTGTAGATAGCCAAGATATCACAAAGGAGAAAATATTATGATGAATCAAAAAATTATTTTTCAATGTACTAATTTTACAACAAATGGCAACGGAACATATTCAATGTATGTTAAGCCAAACAAGAACAATAAGCTTGGGCAAATTCCAAAAGGAGTAAACCCTCGCCATATTGACAAAAACAGCAAAATTGTTAAAGATATTAAATCTTCTTTTGAAGCTAATGATAATCGCTTTGCCGTAAAAAACGGAGGCATTCAAGCTGCAATTGATAATGGCTCTTTACTATTTGATGAACAAACAGGCCTTGTTTATTTTGCATGCACTGACAAAAATACAGGACACTATGATGGTCAGCACACAATTTATGGTGTTGATACTGTATTGGAAAAAAACCCTGACACCGCGTACAACAACTGTGTGCTTTTAACCTTGCATGAGTCTAGGGTGTATAACTCTGTATCTGAAATCAGAGGAGCAGCACAAGCGATTAACAATCGCACTGCTCAAAAGGTTACCAGCGAAGCTCACATTGAAGGCCTTTTCGATGACCTTAAGTCGCACATTACCTATACTGACTTATCAAATATCGGCTGGTGCCAGAACCAACTCAACACCAAGGGCAAAAAGATTAAAGCGGAAAATGAGGCTCAACAGCTTATTAGAATTATGTCTACGTTTTTACCCATGACTTATTGTGATGGCGGTGCAGTTTCTGATATCGCTTCGTTGCCCAAAGCAGGAGAGGCAAAGTCTATCGCCCTTCTACGCCAAGGCAGTAGTTGTTCTAATTATATGGAGCAAGCCTTTGAGCATGCTGATTTTGTGCTAGAGCTTTCCGACTATATTCAAGCTTCCATGGCCAAAGTGCTTGGTACAGAATTGTCAAGTTGTGATTATCCTATTATTAAAATGCACTCTGGCAAGCAGTTGGACTTACCAGCCCACAAGCGTAAATTGTTTTCCCAGCATGATTGGCATGGTAATGAAGTCAAAGGAGCGGTAAACAAGGATATTATCCCAATGTTTGTGTATGCTTTTGTTAGAAATTGTTTTGGATACAACACCGCAAAGGGCAAGTTCTATTCCAAGCATAACATCTCTGATGCCAAGTCCTTGTGGGATTCTCATGGAAAGAGCCTGATTGATATTGTGAATGCTGATTTTGCACGAGCATACCTAGACAGGACCAGTGCCACAAGACGATCTGATTTTGCAAACAGCCCAGCTAAATATGATCAATTGTATGAAACATTGCGTGAACTTATGGAGCAGCCAAGCTTTACATAGGCTGCATGACATTGGGGCCCTTGTGCCCCTACACTTTTAACTAAAGGAGAAACAATGGCTAAGACAGGAAAGCTATCTATGGCCGACATGCGTAAGTTAATTAACAAACGCGCAGGCATGACGGTAGCTCACAATTTAAATGAGGAGAATCCAACTGAGGTGAATGATTGGATTCCAACTGGCTCTCGCTGGCTTGACTCTATCATTTGCAAAGGAAAGTTAGCCGGAATCCCAGTCGGTAAAGTAACTGAGATCGCGGGGTTAGAGGCAACTGGTAAGTCTTACATGGCTGCTCAAGTCGCAGCAAACGCTCAAAAGATGGGCATCGATGTGATCTATTTTGATTCAGAGTCTGCGATTGATCCAACTTTTTTGGAAAGGGCGGGGTGTGATGTTGAAACTATTCTTTATGTTCAAGCTCAGTCTGTTGAGTTTGTCTTGGAAACTATCGAGGATCTTCTGGCTAACAATGAAAATCGTATGCTTTTTATTTGGGATTCTCTGGCTCTTACACCTGCTATTTCCGATGTGGAAGGAGACTTTAATCCACAGTCTTCCATGGCAGTAAAGGCTAGAATCTTGGCCAAAGGAATGTCAAAGTTGACTGTTCCGATTGCAAACAGTCAATCAACCTTTCTGGTCTTGAATCAGTTGAAGAGTAACATTACCAGAAGCCCAAGCGAGGCTTTGACTACTCCCTATGTTACTCCGGGCGGCAAGGCTATGATCTATGCATACTCTTTGCGTGTTTGGCTGACAGGCCGCAAGGCAAAGGCTTCTTTCGTGTTGGACGATAGTGGCTTTCGCATCGGCTCTGAGGTAAAGGTCAAGCTAGAAAAGAGCAGGTTCGGAACTCAAGGGCGTCAGTGCAACTTTAAGATTCTTTGGGGAACTGAAGACATCGGCGTCCAAGACGATCAGAGTTTGTTTGAGGCCATCAAAGGCTCAAATTATATGACGAGTTCTGGCGCTTGGTATTCTTTAGAGATGGGCGATGGCAAAGTTGTAAAGTTCCAACCTTCCAAGTGGGACGAGAAGATGAAAGACCCTGTGTTTAAACAGCGCGTCTATGACGTTATGGACGAAGAAGTCATTCAGAAGTTCGACAAGCGATTGGGTAAGGCTGAAGATTTTTATGAAGAAAAGGATGAATAAAACTTTCTAAATCTCGTCTAATAAAAGAACGGAGGTTAACATGAAAAGAATTATTACCCTGACTTTATTTCTAGCACTCCTGTCAGGATGTGCTTTCGCCCACTCCACCCACAATCCCCACTACGAGTATGAAGAATATTACATCGTGTACCCCTCGTACTATGTAGTCTATGAATACTATGACCACTACTGGCACACACACAGCAGCCACTACCATAGTCACCCCTATAAATACAAGGGACATACGCACTATAAAAAGAAGTACAAAAAGAAGTACAAGAAAAAGTATTACAAGAAGAAGAAGTACAAGAAAAAGTATTACAAAAAGAAATACAAGAAGAAAAAGTACAAGAAATACAAGAAGAAAAAATATTCCCACCACCATTAAAATCACTTGACATTCCCCCCATATTTTGATAAAGTAACTGAATCGTCGGAGTAAAAACGTAAACGGCGACATAGTTATGTCCAGCTAAGATTTAGGAGGACATATTCGTGAGCGATCTAGAAAGTCTCAAAGAGAGGCTAGAAAAGATTACCGACTTAATAGCAGAAGCCTATTATTATATTGATGCTCTTGAAGAAGAAAACTATGTTGATTCCGACGATGAGAACAAGTTAAACGAGGAACTTGAAAAAATCCTCAAAGACTTAGGCATCGAGTTGGAGTATGACGAATAAAAGAGTATTATTAATTGACGCGCTTAATCTTTTCATGAGAAACTATATTGTAGACCCTAGCTTGTCTACAAATGGCCAACCCATCGGGGGTACCAAAGGGTTCATCAAATCATTACAATCTGTCTGTAGGACAATTAATCCAGATCTTATCTTTGTTGCGTGGGATGGCGGATCTCAAAAGCGCAAGTCTATTGATAAGAACTACAAGGCAGGCCGCAAACCTGTTCGTCTTAACAGAGATATCCACAACATGACGGCTGGAGAACAGGAAGATAACAAGAATTGGCAACAAGAGAGGATTATTGAGTATCTTAACGAAATGCCAATCATGCAATCTTATGTTGAGAATGTGGAAGCTGATGACATCATTGCCTTGGCTTCCCAGTCTCAGGCACTATCAGAGGACTATAAGATTATCCTAAGCTCTGATAAGGACTTCATCCAATTGTGTGACGACTCAACCATTTTATACAGGCCAATCCAGAAAGAAATACTTAATAAAAAAAGAATCCTTGAGCAGTTTGAGATCCACCCAACAAACTTCGCACTTGCTAGAGCAATTGCAGGTGATAAGAGTGATAACCTTCCCGGCATCGGAGGAGCGGGTCTGGCGACTGTATCTAAGCGATTTCCTTTTCTTTCTGAGGAAAAATCATATACTATACAAGAACTAGTTGAGTATGCTGAAGGTGTTGACAGCAAACTAAAAGTATACAAGAACATTATTGAGAAGCAAGAGATAGTCGAAAAGAACTACAAGATGATGCAGTTGTATGCCCCCAACATTTCAGCCCTAAGCGCACAGCACATAAGAAGAATGTTGAACGACCCTACGCTAAACTTTAACAAGTCTGGGGTTAGGGCTATGATGATTGAGGATGGCTTTGGTGCTTACGATTGGAATGATTTGTTCGCACTCTTTAACAAGATGGTAGTGCAAAGTAAGGAAGGAAAATGACAGAAAGAGCAGATTTCTCTAGGTATGGAAAGACATTTCAGGATAAGCTGACGTATCTGATACTAACAGAGAGGGCGTTTGCAGATCAAATCGGGGAAGTATTGGATTTTAATTTTTTAGAATTTAAATATCTCCAATCTATAATAAGAAGTATATACGACTACAAAGGAAAGTATGATGTCTATCCTTCTCTAAAAATTATGGCCACTCTCATTAAGAATGATATTGGTGACGATGTAGTAAAAGAGCAAGCAAGAGAATACTTACTAAGTGTGTTAAACGATCACTCTATCATCGAGGACTGTGATTATGTTAAAGAGACCTCGCTTGATTTCTGCAAGAAACAGAAGCTGAAAGAAGCCATGATGCAGTCGGTTAAGCTTCTTAATAGTTCTTCTTTTGATGAGATTAGCACAGTAATTAACGATGCTTTGAAGCTGGGAACCGATGTGAACTTCGGCTACGACTACAAGCAGGACTTTGAAGAAAGATTTAAGATCAAACAAAGAAATCCAATCACGACAGGCTGGAAACAGATAGATGGGATTTGTAAGGATGGGTTAGGTAATGGAGAGTTGGGTGTTGTCATTGCTCCAACTGGGGCTGGTAAATCTATGGCTCTGGTACATCTTGGAGCAGAAGCGGTAAAACTAGGCAAGACGGTTATTCACTATAGCCTTGAGATGGCTGACACATCT